CTGACATCCAGTACTGGCGACCGCTCCGGCATCGGTTGCGGTCTCGACCTCTGACGCCAAGACGCACTTGCGCGTGGGGTTCAGTGATGACGACACGTATATCGCGGCTCTGGTCTCGGTCGCTACGGCGGCGCTGGAAAACGAGACGAATCGCAAGTTCATCACGCAAACGTGGGACTGGTACCAGGACCGCTTTAGTGGGGCTAGCATTCGCCTTCCATTCGGCTCGCTGCAATCTGTGACCAGCGTTAAGTACACGGAAAGCGACGACACGGAAAACACCGTGGCGACGACCGTCTATGACGTGGTGACATGGGAAGACCCTGGCCGCGTCACGTTGGCGTATAACCAGCAATGGCCTACGGCGACGTTGCGAGCGGCGGGCGGCGTGGTGACACGCTTCGTCTGTGGCTACGGCGACGCTGAAGACATCCCGGCCCCGCTGATCCAGGCGCTCAAGCTAACCATAGGGCACTTGTACGAAAACCGCGAATCAGTGGTGGTCGGGCAGGGTCTGACGGCGATCGAATTACCGCAAGCGGCCAAGGCGCTAGCCTTCCCGTATCGGATTATGAGCGTCTAAATGCGAACCTTTCTACTGCTTATCAAATTATCCGCTTTGATGGCAGCGCTTGCCGTGATGAGCGTATTCGACGAGGACAAGGCACTGGCGATCTTTGAGCGCATGGTGAAAGCGTGATTACCGGCAAGTACATCGGCGCTGGGGATCTTCGCGAAACCGTGACGATCCAGGGCGCAAGCGAAGGCCGCAGCGGCACCGGCGCGGTTACGACCACATGGCCTACGATCTTCACTGCCCGCGCGAAGGTGGAGCCGGTTCGCGGCATGGAGGCGGCGCGGCTCGCACAGGCGCAGGCGATGGTGGACTACCGCATCACGATCCGCAAGCACCCATCGAACGCGGTTGCTCCTCAGCAGCGGCTTGTCTGGGGTTCGTTGGCGATGGATATCCAGTCCGTGATCGAGATCGGGGCCGAAGGGCGCTTCGTTGAGCTGATGTGCAAGGTGCGGCAAGTCTAATGGCGATCGGAGCGAAGCAGCGCACGCGCGGCGGCGTCAAGGGCACGTACATCGAAGGGCTGGACGAACTGCTAGCCCAGTTGGGCGCGCTACAGACAGAGGCTATTGCGGGCAGCATTGCGGACTCCATCGAGGCGGGAGCAAAGCGTACTGCCGATGTCATCAAGCAGGAAGCGCCACTAGGACCAACTGGCAACCTGAAGCGAGCCGTAGAGTATGGCGTGTTCAAGCGCCGCAACCGTAAACCTATTGCTGGGTTCGTTCGGGTCAATCGCAAGATAGCGCCGCACCTTCACTGGCTTGAGTTTGGCGCACGCGGCGGCAACATGCCAGCTAATCCGTTCTTTTCACGCGGCTGGCGGAAGTCGCGAACGGGCGTCGAAAGCGAACTGATCGGCAGCGTTCAGTCCGCCATCGACAAGGCGATCAAGTAATGGCAACCATCGAAGACGCCATCTACGCGCGGCTGCAATCAGTCAGCGCGGTGACTAGCCTCGTATCTACGCGGATCTACCCGATCAAAAAAGATGAAGGTACAAAGGTCGTCTGGCCATTCGTGACCTACGCGACGACCTACGCGAGTCCGGTTGTGGCGATGGGCGACGACCCCGGCATGATGTCGTCGGAGGTGCGCTTTCACATTTGGGCGCAGGGTTCCGGCGCGTTTGATTCCGCCATCGCAATCAAGCAGGCGATCCGCACGGCGCTTCAGCGATGGCGCGGCACGGCTGGCGGGATCACGGTTAACGCGAGCTTCCTAGAAGGCGACTTCGACATCGAGGACGCCGAACCCGGCGTTTTCCACCGCATTCTTGACTTCGATTTCCGCTGGTACGAGTAGAGGTTTCAATCATGGCGATTTTCACAGTAGGCCCCAATTCGCGGATGTATTGGGATCAGTACAACTTTACGGGCGATCTCAAAGACGGATCGTTCACGGTCAACACCGAAGCGCTCGATAAAACGGCGTGGGGTGACACGACCCGCGTCTCGCGCGCCGGGTTGCATAGCGTCTCGATCTCCGCATCGGGGCACCAATCGCACGATGCGGGCGAAGTGGGCACGGTGCTGAGTTCGGAATTGACGACCAGCGACAGCATTATCGCGATTGGCGCGAACGTGGCAGCCGAGGGAGACATCATGTATGTCTCAAATTCGGCGATGTCATCCTATGTCCCGATCCAGGGCGCGGTCGGCGATCAAGCGGCCTTCGGCGTCGAGGCGATGTCTTCGGGTGCATGGTTCCGTGGTCGGCTGGTCGCTGATGCGGCGGCCCGCACGTCCAGCAGCGCATCGACTGGCATCCAATTCGGGACGATCGCGGCGACCAAAAACATGCACGCTTCGCTCCACATCTTCTCGGCCTCGGGCACCAGCCCAACGCTTGACGTAACGATCGAGAGCGACGACAACGGTTCGTTTACGTCGGCGACCACCCGCATGACCTTCGCGCAAGCCGCAGCGGCTGGGGCGCAATTCATCGGACCCACGGCGGGGCCGGCTGGATCTGATGACTACTGGCGCGTCGCCTGGACCATCGGCGGCACCGACACGCCTACCTTCAATTTCGCGGTTGTGTTTGGCTTCGGCTGGCACGGCTAACTAAAACGACAGCAACAAGTTAGAGACACCCGCACTTAGCGGGATGGCGGAGCTTTGCCCGCAAGGAACCAAGGAGAAAACCAATTATGGCGATCTATACGCACAACGATGTGTACCTCAGCTTTGGGGGTACCGAGATTTCCGACCACGTTACGAGCCTGACGCTCAACACCGGCATCGAGACGCTTGACAAGACGGCGATGGGCTCCAGCACGCGCATCAACCGCGCTGGCCTAGGCACTTGGTCGCTTGAGTTCGAGTGCTTGAATGACTTTGCGGCCAGCGAACTTGACGCGATCATCGACGGGCTGACCGGCAATGAAGCCGCCATTGAGGTTCGCCCCGTCAACACCACCGTTGGTGCGACGAATCCGAAGTGGACTGGTACCGCGCTGGTTACCAGCTACGGGCCGATCGCGGGCGCTGTTGGCGATCAAGCCAAGGTGTCGTGCTCGTGCGTCGCCGCTTCCGCTTTGACCCGTGCCGAGAGCTAAACCGATGGCAAAGCGAAGCAATCCCATCTTCGATCGGTTCCTCGCCAAGGCCCAATCCGGCGGCACGATGCTGGAGTACGGCGAAGCCAAGATCCGGGTACTCAACATGCCCGTCTCGGAATCGCGGCGCTACAGCAAGATGCACGAGGAGTCGCAAGCCGAGGACGGCGACCCCAACGCCTTCATTGACGCGCTTGCCGAGGTCTTCTTGGAGTACGGGCGCGATGGGGAGACCGGCGAGAAGTTCGACGGCTCGCGTTCCGATGTCATCGAGAGCGTTCCGCAGGGCTTGCTGTTTCGCGTCTTCCAGGCGGCGGCAACTCCCGACATCAAGGGCGCTGTAAAAAACTAGAGGCGGACCCCACGCTGCGGAACTGCGTAGCGCTCGGGGTCCGTTTCCACAAAACTCCCTCCGAAATCATGGCGATGTCTGTCGAAGACTTTGCCCTGCTTATGGCTCACTTCCAACTCGAAGCCAGCGAAGGCGATCGCGAAACGGCCAAGGCTCGCGCTCGCGAAAACCTCCAATCCCTCAAGCCGACACGGCGGCGCTAAATGGCATCCCTCAAAGAACTCATCGTTAAGATCGGCGCGGACACTAAGGGTCTAGACGCTGGCATCAACTCGGCTACGGGGAAGCTGTCTTCGTTTGGGGATAAGGCGATGTCGGTGGGCAGTAGCCTGACGACTAGCTTGACAGCACCGATCGCGGCGGTTGGCGTCGGCGTGTTGTACACAGCGGGGCAGTTCGAAGCCTCGATGAACAAGATGCAAGGCATCTCGCGTGTTACCGGCGAGACGTTCACGGGGCTGAGGGATCGAGCAAAGGAGCTAGGCGCTACCACGGCGTTTTCGGCATCCGAAGCGGCCGAGGGAATGATTGCGCTGTCGCAGGCCGGACTGACAGCGGATCAGGTGATGGCCGGCATCGGCGGCACGTTGCAACTGGCGGCGGCTGGCGGGCTGGATCTTGGCGAGGCTTCCGGGATTGCCGCCAACGCAATGGCGCAATTCGGGTTGAAAGCGTCGGAGGTGGATCGCGTGGCCAACGCGATGGCTGCCACGGCGTCGTCCTCGACCACTGATATCCAGCAGCTATCTCAGGGGTTGAAGTTCGGCGGCTTGGCGGCTGCTAGCGCGGGGTTGAGTTTCGAGCAAGCATCAGCTGCTCTCGGCATTCTTGCCAATAAGGGCATGGCTGGTAGCACGTCGGGCGAGCGTTTGCGCGCAGTTCTGGGCACACTGGCGGCACCAAGCGGCAAGGCGGCGGAAGCGCTCAAGGCGGTGGGCCTTTCTGCATCAGATATGGATGTCCAGGTGCGCGGGTTGCCTGCTGTACTGGACTCGCTCAAAAATGCCAACCTCAGCACCGCGCAAGCTATCGCCGTATTCGGCGTAGAGGCTAAGGACGCCGCGATGGCGTTGGTGGAGGCGGGCGGCTCGGGCTTTGATGAGTTCACCGCCAAGTTGACCGGCACCGATGCGGCGTCAGTCCAGGCCGCCGCCAACATGAAGGGCTTTGAGGGCGCGATGAAAGCGCTGGGCTCGGCGACGGAAGGGCTCGCCATTGCTATTGCTGAATCGGGCATCCTTGAATGGGCTACCGGCTTAGTCGTAGCGTTTACCGACATCGTTCGTGAGATTGGCAAGACATCGCCCGAGCTGCTCAAGATCGGCACTGTCATTGCTGGAGTGGTCGCCGCTGCTGGGCCTATCCTGCTGATGCTTGGCGGCATGGCTAGCGGATTCGCAGCCATCGCTCCCGCTGTTGCAACGGCGGGCGCAGCTTTCGCTGCTATTGCCACAGGGCCTATCGGCTTGTCGGTTGCGGCGCTCGCCGCTGTTAGTGCTGCCGTGATTGCCGTCGGTACGGATACCGATACGGTTGTAGGCGACTTGAAAGCTTCGTGGGCTGCGATCAAAGCCACGGCTACCCAAGTCGGCGCTGCTGTCGTGTCGGACATCAAGGCAGCATGGAACGGGCTAGTCACGTTCTCTGGTCCGGTCTTCAAAAAGCTATCCGACATCGCTGAAACCGCAATGGGCATCGTTGTCGAACTGCTCAAGATGCCTGGAATCAAGGAGAGCTTGACTGTCGTATGGACTTCGATCAAGTCCATTATCGGCGAGGCGTGGACGGCAATCTCTGGCATTATCTCAGGCGCGCTTGACGTGATTGCTGGTTCGCTTGAGGTTGCGCTTGGACTACTTAAGGGCGACTGGCAAGCGGCTGGCGATGGGATGGTCACGATCGCACGCGGGTTCTGGACTGCTATCACTGGCGTCTTCACTGGCGGCTACGATGCGGTAGTTGGCACGATCGTCGGGCTCAAAAACGCAGTCCTGGGGCAGTTTTCAGACCTTGGCAACGAACTGGTAGGCAACTCGATCGTACCCGATGACATCGTAGACCCGACCATCGGCGAGTTTGAGCGGATGCGGGATGGCGGCATCGAGGCGACCGAGACGATGTCCACCGGCGTGACGACGACGTTTACGGCGATGGGTACGGCGATTGCGGAAAACAAAACTGCATTCGAGACGTGGGCTGAGGGAATCAAGACGGTTTCTGAAAACCTGGACATAGG